TTCATGCGCGCCACGGCCTCCGGGCCACCCACCGCGCGCACCCACTCGGGGCGCATGATGGCCTCGCCACCGGACAGAGCGAGCGCGCCGCCACCATCCGGGGAGAAGAAGTGGAACACGTCGCGGCCCGGCGTGTAGCCAGGCAGGACACCACCCGAGGCGTACTCGGCGATAGGCGAGATGGACGGGAGACGGAAGGACAAGCCGAGCTTCTCAGCCATCGAGTCCGCCGTCTTCTTAATGCCCGAGGTGTACACAGTGTTGATCACGAAGTTGATCGGCTTCGCGACCACACTCTTGACCGAGTTCCAGATGGACTCCAGGCTGTCCTTCATCGACTGGAAGGCGCTCTTGATTCCTCCGGTCACCGTCGAGATAATAGACTGGAGCGTCCCGCTCATCCAGGTTGCTACGCTGTTGATCGCGCTCTTGATGCCGTCCCAGATAGAGGAGATAGCGGAGCCGAGGGCCTGTGCGCCCGCCTTGATGCCGTTCCACACGGAGGTGATGACGGGCATGACGTAGGACTGGAACCACCCGACGACGGTGCTGACCGTGGTCTGGATGAAGTCCCAGTATGCCTTGATCCCCTGCCAGAGCAGGCCAGCCCCGGCCTTGATGCCATCCCAGACGGCAGTGATCGCCGGGAGGATGTACGAAGTGAAGAAGTCAGACACGACCTGCACACACGTCTGGATATAGTTCCAGTACGCCTGAATCCCGTCCCACAGGAGGCCCGCGCCGGTCTTAATGCCGTCCCACACAGCGGTGATGACGGGGAGCACGTAGGTAGTGAAGAAGTCCGCTGCTGCCTGTGCCCCCGCCTTGATACCCTCCCAGGCCACCTGCATGTACTCCCAGAGCACCTGCGCACCGGCCTTGATGCCCTCCCAGGCAGACTGAATGTAGGGCCACACGTAGGTGACGATAAAGTCGGCAATGCCCTGGAGCACTGCCTTCCACGCCTCGATGTACAGGGCAATAGCGGTCACGACCACCCACACGGCGACCTTGATGCCCTCCCACACCGACTCAAAGACGGGCAGGAGGTAAGTCTTAAACCAGTCGATCACGGAGCCGACCGCCGACTTGATGCCCGCCCACATGCCGTCAATGAAGTTCCTGAACGTCTCGGACTTGTTGTAGGCGACGACGAACGCGGCCACCAGCGCGCCAATAGCGACCACAATCAGGCCGATAGGGTTCGCGTCCATAGCGGCGTTGAGCAGCCACTGGGCAGCGGTGTACGCGCCGGTGGCCACCTTACCCGCGATCATGGCCCCCTTCTGCGCCACCCAGGCCGCCGTCGTGCGGCCGACCTGAACACCCTGCTGGACAATAGACTTCAGGAAGTCGCCTGCGTACATGGCTTTCAGGGCCACGGTCTGTGCGAGGTCCTCCGCCTTGGCGACCTTCGCCGCCGTCCAGGCAGTCACCTGACCCCAGATCTGGGTCGTCAAGGCGATTAGGCTCATGGTGCCGGTGACGGTCTTCCAGGCGATGAAGCCGCCGACCACGGCCTCCAGAACGGTCTTGTTCTGGATGAGCGAGCCGAAGAAGCTACCGAGCACGCCCCAGAACGGCGAGGACACAACCTCCCCCAGGAAGTTGCTCACGCCGGGAATCACCGTCGTGGACAGGAAGCTCCACACGTCCATGACGTTGTCGCGAACGGACAGGATGAAGTCAACGAGTCCGGAGTCCTCTTCGACTCCGAAGAAGTTCCCGTCGAAATTCCCATTGACAGCCATGTCGAAGAAGGACTGCACGCCGGGAATCAGCGTGCCGATCACCCAGTTGTAGAGGTCCAGGCCGGTGTCCTTGATGGTGGTGAGGGCGGTGATCACGGTGGAATCCGACGCCAACCCGAACAGATTGCCGTCGTAGGTACCTGAGGTGATTAGGGTCCAGATGGACTCCAGCGCCGGGAACAGCGAGCCGTTGATCCAGCCGAAGGCGACGGACGCGCCATCCGCGACCACACCCATGAAGTCGGTCAGCGCAGGCTTGATGCGGTCCACGATCTCCATGCCGCCCGTGACGAGCGCGGCCTGCAGGTTGCCCCACGCGCCTTCGATCGTGCTGGTGGAGGTCGCAGCCTCCCGAGCCACGTCGGTGAATCCCAAGTCCAAAATGGCTTGGTTGAATTCCTGGGCGGTGATCTCGCCCTTCGCCATCGCATCCCTGAAGTTGCCCGTGTAGGCACCGTTCTTCAGGAGGGCTTCCTGCAGCTTGCCGGACGCGCCCGGGATAGCGTCCGCCAGCTGATTCCAGTTCTCGGTGGTCAGCTTGCCCTGACCAGCCGTCTGGGTGAGCACCATGCCGACGGACTTGAATGTCTCGGCATTACCGCCTGCGACAGCATTGAGATTGCCAGCGGCCTCAGCCAGCTGGTCATAGCCCTCCACACCATTAGCGGCGAGCTGAGCGGTGATATTCTGGATATCACTCAGCTCGTAGACTGTGTCGTCTGCGTACTTCTTGGTGCTCTTGGTGAGCTTCTCGATCTCGTCGGACGCAACACCTGCGAAGCTGAGGGTGTTCTTGAACTTGTCGGTGGCGTCGCTGGCTGCCAGCGCCTCCCGAGCCACGTCAGCGAAGCCGACCGCCGCGCCGATAGCACCCATGGCTCCGAGCGCAAGCGCACCGGCCTTGGCAGCGCTCTTGAAAGCGCCACCAAGGCCGGTTTCGATCTGTCGTTCAGCAGGCTTGGTGTCGACGTCACCAAGCTCCTTGCGGATGGCCGAATTGAGGCCCTTCAGGCTAGGCGAGATCTGGATCCACGCCGTGCCGAGACTGAACCCGTTCTCCGCCATGCTGAACTCCTATCTAGGTGTGGGCTGCGACCCAGCGCCGCGCCTTCTCTTCACGTCTCTCCCGCTCGGCTTCCGCCTTCTCGAACCAACCAGGTTCAGGCGGCGAGACGGGCCGGGGGACATCACCCTTCTTGCCTCCCAGGGACGTGATTATTATACCCTCAAGACGGTGGTTAGCCGCGAAGGTGGCGCTGACTTCGTCGGTCCACGCCGCCGGGCCGCCCATCCGCTTGCGGAGGAGGGACCCGGCCGGGAGATTGTCGATTAGCACCTTGACCCGACGGAGGGACAGGTCTCCCGTGAACACCCCCGTCAGGTCGAGGCCGTAGGTCATCTGGAAATCGGCCTCTAGCACTTCCCAGTTGTCAGCCAGGAAGCGCCCGAGGCCAATCAGTTTCCCTGGCCGAGAGCCTTGAAAACGGCCTGCACAAACTCCACGACCTTGGAGTATCGGAGTTTGCCGGATTCCTCACGCAGGGAATCGAGCGCGGCCTTCCGAGCGTCCTCGTCGGGGATAAGCAGAGCCAGCATGGGGCGGTGATCGCCCTGCTCCATCTCTACCATGGCATCGAAGTCGTCAACCTCGGTCGGGTCGACGTCAAGCGACACGCCCATCACCTCGACGTGAACGGGCTGGGGAGCGCCGGTGTCCTTCTTGGACTGCGCTTCGCGACGAGCGAGCTCGGCTGCGGTGGGCTTCTTGGCTGCGGGCTTCTTAGTGGTGGTCATGATCTGTTCTCCTAAGTCTGTTCTCCGAGGGTGTTACCCGCCCGCGCGCCGGGAGAACAGACACGGCGCGCGGGCGGGGGATGGGTCAGGCGACCGCGAGGCCGCCCTCGTTGGTGAGCAGAACGTACCCGTCGAGCACTTCGAGATTGTGCTCGTAGGCCGTGAGGTCGCCCACCTTGTAGGAAACATCGGAGCGCTCACCGAGCTCCAGGCGCTTAAAGATGTACCGACGCTGCTTGCCCGTCGACACATCGAAGAGGTCCATGACGCCAGTCAGCGCCTCAACCTTGCGGGAGGAGGAGACCTCCATGCGGGTAATGGAATCGGATCCGGCGGTGACCTTCTCCGTCTTGGACACGCCCATGTAGCGCTTGAGGATCTCGAGCTTCGCCTCGAGCAGAGCCGCCTTCAGGGTCGTGGACGACTCCGACATGTACGTTCGGACGACGCCATGGCCCTGGTGGCCACGGAACTTGTCGACGCTGTCGGACATGCCGAGCGTGAGACCGTCCTCAGTCAGCCAGCCAACATCCACCATGCCCTGAGGCAGGGCGGACGTGAGGTTGGTGACGGTGGACAGGTCGGTGCCCGCCGGGCCAAGGTACAGAGTATCCTTCTCTGAACCGGCCATGAACGCATTGTCGGCGTTAGTGATCGCCATAGGATGCTCCTAACTTTGCGGTGATCTGATACGTCGCAGTGTAGCGACGTAGATCGGTGTCCGGATCGGGCAGTTCCGCCGGAGCGGGAGACTGCACGACCGCCACCGGGCCATCCGCACCCGGAAGGGCGTGGATGGCGTCCCCCACGCGGCGAGCAAGCTCACCTGCCCACCATGAGGTGGGTGCGTAGGAATCGGCAGTGATCTGTGCCGTGTACAGGACACGGTCATGCTGGCCGGGGCCGCCCGTGGCCAGCACCAGAACATAAGGCTTGGGGTCCTTCTTGGTGGACGGGCGAACCCCGCCCACCGTGGCTCCCCCCAGTTCACCCTCGAGGCCCCGGAGGACGCCGGGGGTGTTCAGGTAATCGATGACCAGCTTCTGCAGGTCAGGAAGTGGGTGACTCATCGTGCGTGTCCTCCTCCAACGGCTCTCTCGAGCACATGGTTCTTAGCCTGGTTGCGTCGGGCCTTGCTCGTTTCCGGCACCACGTAGGCGCGGGCACGATCCCGGCCCACCCGGACTCCCGAGGTGAAGCCGTCACCGGCGCGGGTGGCGACGTCCGCCGCCTTCCGAGCCAGCAAGCCCTGAACCGCTTCCCCCTTCAGGAGGCGCTCAATCTCGGACTTGCTGAACTTCACTTTAACGCTCACGAGGCTCCTCCTTCCGGAGACGAAGGTACACCCCCAGGGGGTACCCCACCAGGGCACCCACCGGCTCCCAGGTTCCGCCACGGAGGCGGACCCGGTCGCCGGGAAGAATGGCGCCGGGGGCATCGTCTCGGTCGTCCCAGTAGACGGTGACTTCCTCCCGGATGCCGTAGTCCTCGCCCGTGTCCTCCCGGTTGGCGGACTCATTTGTCGCCACCAGCACCGGGTTCAGCTCGATCTCCCGCACGTCGTGAGTCCGATACACAACCCCCAGGGGGTCACGCTTCGGCTCCGACCGACGTAGGAGAGTAGCAGGCTCTTTCCAGGCGTCCATGATCGAGGTCATTCCTGGCCCCCGAACAGCGTGTCCGCGCAACCGAAGAAGGCGGACGTGGCCCCGTTGATGTCATCCCGGTCCTGCTTGGTGAGGAACAGGTCACCGCTGGGGGAAGCCCAGCTGGTGGACATGGTGAAGGGGCCGGTCGTCTGCGTGGCGGAAGAGGCATCGTCCGCTACGCCCGCCGGACGGGAGCGCATGGCACGTAGAACCACGCGCGCCACCACCAGCTTGAGCACGTTCACGGGAGCCGTCTTCCATCCAGGGCAGCGGTACCGGATCAGGTCGCTGGCGTCCTCGAGCAGCCAAGTGGCCCTCTCGATCCCTTCCGGGGTCGAGAGGGCGGCCTTCTCGGACGGCTTAGCCCGGGAAAGCACATCACTCAGCGAAGCGAACGGCTCCATCAGACGAGACCCTCTTCGGGATTCTCGTCACCGGAATCCTTGATCTCTTCCAGGCCCCATTCGGGCTTGTCCTTGATGATGTCGCGAACCGCCTTGATGACGGTAGGAGCGGTGGTCTCACCGAAGCCGGACTGGAAGTCGATCACGGAGTTGCCGATCCGGAGTGAGAGCTCCGGATACTTGTTGCTCCTAATCTTCATGGTCTACCACCCGAATTTCAGGAGAGCTTGATCTTGCCGTGGTGGAGCTCAGACCCGTACTCCAGGCCGATCTCACCATACAGCTGAACCTGGTCGGACGCACCGACCTTGGCCAGCGGTTCGACGAAGAAGTGGCCCTTGCCCGGAATCTCCAGGAATCGGGGCTTCAGCTCCTCGATCGAAGCAACGACCAGCGTGTCCGCTGGCATGTAGCGATCCAGCATGATGGACGCCACGCCGAAGTCCGTCTCGAAGGTCTGCAGGTTGACGCCACCCACGTTGCGGGAGGCCTCCTTGTAACCCTTCTCCTTGATGAAGATCTTGGTGAGCTGGCGCTTGAGGGCTGCGCCAACGATGACGGTGCGGCCCTCGGACTCCTGGATGCCGCCCTTTTCCCAGATCTTCTGGAACAGGTCGAGGACCATGTCCTCCGTGAGCGCGCCGGTGCCAGCCACGACGTTAGTCGTAATGGCCTCCAGGAGGCCACGGGTCCTGCGGGGCTGGGTGTTGTCGGTGGGGTCCTGGTACTTGCCCACGATGAAGGACTTCTCCACGTCGCGGGCGACCTGCTTGATCGCCTGGTCGATCTGCCACTGCATCTCGTTAGCGGGAACGACGGTGCCGCCGATGGTGACGGTCTTCTCGCCGCCGGTGACGGAGCGCTGACGGCTGATGGCCTGACGGGTGTAGCTGAGCTCGATGGCCTCCTGGTGGATTTCCAGAACGTTGCGCTGGGTGGAGCGCACGCGCTCTTCCGCCGTGGGTGCCTTAGCACCCTCAAGACGCTGGCGGTTCTCGTCAGCGTCTCGGAGGTCGTAGGTCTGCCACTCAAAGAAGGTAGCACCAGCGGACTCGCCGCCGGTCAGGCCACCAATGGCAGAGAGCAGGGGAGCGTCCTCGGGAGAAATAGAGAACAGCTCACCCACGTAATTGGGGAGATTGTACGAATCTCCCTGACCGGTGATTCCGGACATGATGATCTTCTCCTATCAGATCAGGTTCTTTGAAACCTGCGCAAGCTGCGCGAGCTTCAGTTGCTTGACGGCTTCCACGTCATTGTTCTCGGTGGCTCGAGCCAGGAGCTCGGTCACATCGAGAACCTCCCCACCAGGATTCTTGGTCCCGACCTGAGGGAGAGTCGGTGTGGGCGCGGCGGGGGGGGGCGCCGGGGCGGGGGGGGCCGGAGGGGAGCCGGCAAGAGAGCCGAGGGGGGGGGGGGGCGGGGGGGGCCGGTGAGTCCGGACAGGACGCCGGAAAGCGACTCGAGGTCGGCGTCGTCCTTGAGGAAAGGAGCGAGCGAATCGGGAATCCCAGCCTTCTTCAGGCGGGGCTCCCGCCGGCGGCGGCCCGCG